GTCGTCAAAGGGTTCTTCGACAATGGCGGCACCGAGCTGCACTTCGTGCGGACGGTCCACCACACGGACCCCACCGATCCGACCACGAAGACAAGCGCCGCAGCCTCGCTCACGCTCGACACGAACCTCACCGCGGCCGGCCCCGGCTCCGTCTCGAGCGCGAACCCCGCGCCGTGGGCGGTCTCCACGGGGCAAACGCTCGTCGTCCAGATCGACGGCGCCACCTCGTACACCACCACGTTCACCGGCGCGGCCGCGTTCGTGGACTCGGCCACCGGCACCTTCGCGCTCACCAACGGGTGGACGCTGCTCGTGGGCATGGACGGCTACGCGAGCGGCGCCGCGCAGACGATCACCTTCGCCACCGGGAACTTCGTGAGCATCGGCGCCGCTACGGCGGCCGAGGTGGCCGCGGTCGTGAACGCGCAGCTCATTGGCGGCTTCGCGACCGTCGTGTCGAACAAGGTCCGGATCTTCTCGGACACGGTGGGCTCGGCGAGCCGGGTGATCTTCACCGGTGGCACCGCAGAGAGCGCGCTCGGCTACACCAACGGCACGACGGCGGGCTCGGGCAACTGCGCGAACCTCGGCGCCGTGCAGAGCTCGGAGGCGATCTCGCTCCTCAACGCGGCGTCCTCGGGCACGTACGCGGCGACGTACGCGGCGAGCAAGCTGACGATCACGGGCACGCTCGCCGGCGCGAGCCATAGCGTGCTCATGACCACGGGCGGGACCGCCTCGAGCGAGTTCGGTTTCGACCACGCCACGCATAGCGGGACGAACGCCGCGGTTGCCGCGACCCTCGTGGTCACGTGCACCGACGGGACGTACGGCAACGCGATCGCGGTCATCATCTCGGCGGCAACGAACGGCGCGAGCGGGTGGTTCAAGCTCGTGTACTCGCAGGCCGGGATCGCCCTCGAGACGTGGGACAACCTGAACATGATTGTCGGGGACCCGCGCTACTGCCTCACCGTGGTCAACGACCCGAACACGGGCTCGCACATCGCGACGCTGACCGACCTCCTCGCCGCGGGGAACAATACGCCGGCGCAGGGTACGTTCGGCCCGATGACGGGCGGCCTCGATGGGCTCGCGGGCCTCGGGGACAACGACTACGTCGGCGGCACCGGGGCGAACGGCGACGTCGGCCTCCGCGCGCTCGACGCCGTGCGCCAGCTCCGGCTGGTGAGCCTCCCCGAGCGGCCCACCGCGGTCGCCGCGAACGGGATCGTCACCTATTGCGAGGTGTACCGCAACGGCTTCTGTTTCGGGATCATTGACCCGCCGCAGGGGCTCTCGGCGCAAGGGATCGTCAACTACATCCAGAACACGGCGGCGCTGACGAACCTCTCGGAGCGGGTGGCGGCGTACTGGCCAAACATCCTCATCTCGAACCCGGCGCCGGCCGTGTACGGGACGGGCACCACGATCGTCTGCCCGCCCTCGGGGCACATCGCGGGGCGCATGGCGAAGACGGACGCGGCGACGCCCAACGGTGTCTTCGATCCGCCGGCGGGCGTGGACAACGGCTCGCTCCTCTCGATCGCGGGCGTCGAGATGCCCGAGGTGCTCAAGAAGTCGAAGCGCGACATCGTCTTCCCCGCGCTCATCAACCCGATCTCGAAGGAGACGGGCACGCCCTACTTCCTCGACGGCGCGCGCACGCTCAAGAACACCGGCAACTGGCCGACGATCGGCGAGCGGCGCGGGATCATCTTCGTCGAGGCGAGCCTCGTGGAGAGCCTCGTGGCGCTGCGGCACCGCAACATCAACGACCGCCTGCTCAAGGAGGGCGCGGACGCGGTGGAGGAGTTCCTCGACCTCCCCACCAAGGCCGGCAAGCTGGCGAGCACCGACCCGTCGCAGGCGTTCCTCGTGGACTTCGGCAAGGGCTTGAACACCGCGGCAACGAACAAGGCCCGCACCGTATGGGGCCGCGTCGCGATCGCCACGAGCGAGCCGGCCGAGTTCATCAACCTCATCATCGCGCCCGACCTTCGCCTGCTCGACGCCGAGCTCGCGGCCCTCGCAACGCAGAACACGACGCCCTGAGGTCGTAACCGTCTCACGCACCGCGCCCCCTCGGAGGTCTCATGTCGATCGTCGGTCAGCCCCGCAGCTACTTCAAAAAGTTCCTCTTCACCGTGGAGATCCCCGGTGTGGGCTTCGCCGGCTTCCAGAAGTGCTCGGAGCCCAAGAGCACGACCGAGGTGATCGAGCAGTGGGAGGGGGGCGCGATCGTCCCCGACCAGAGCCCGGGGCGGATGAAGTTCGAGGCGGTCACCCTCGAGCGCGGCGCGACCAAGGATCTCGATCTCTACGCCTGGTATCTCCAGGTCAACGACGCGGCGGCGGGCACGGGCGCGATCGACGACAAGTATAAGAAGCGCGTCAACATCGTGCAGCGTGACCGCGACGGCTCGGTGCTCCGGAAGTGGGAGCTCAAGAAGGCTTGGCCGAGCGCGTACGGACCGGGCGATTGGGATAACACCGTGTCCGCGAATGGGATCGAGACGATGACGCTCACGTACCAGCTCGCCGAGCCGAACGACAAGCCCGCCGCGGCGGTGTGATAGCGTAGGGGCCACCCCGCGCGAACCCACGCGCGGGGGCTACTCGGAGGCCCCACGATGATCATCACGCTTCCCTCTGGTCTCGCCGGCGAGGTCAGGGGGCTCAAGGTCAAGGAGCTGCAACGGCTCGCCGATCCCGCCCTCGCTCGAGGCGGTCGGAATATCGACATCATGCTCGGCGTGCTCACCGCGATCACCGAGCCCGGCCCGTACAAGTGGGCCGTGGGCGAGCAGCCCGTGTGGGACCAAGTCCTCACCGGCGACCGCTTCGCCGCGCTCCTCGACGTGCGGTGCGCCACGTGGGGCAGCGAGTACGCCTTCCGTGTGCAGTGCGAGGAGTGCAAGGAGGGGATCGATTGGGAGCTCGACCTCCGCGACCTCCCCCGCAAGCTCTTTCCGAAGACCACGCTCACGCAGCTCGCCGAGGGCGGCAAGAACGAGTTCACGACCGAGGGGCCCGACGGCGAGCGCGTCTACTTCAAGCTCCTCAACGGCGCCGACGAGAAGGCGATCGAGAAGTTCCGCCGCGACAACGGCGCGCGGTGGGGCCTCGGTGACTCGCTCATGCGCCGGATCCTCCGCGTCGACGGGCTCGGTGAGGCGGGGCTCCGTGATTGGATCGACGAGATGGATGCGGGGCCCGCGCGCGAGCTCGCGAACCGCATGGACCTCGTGGACGGCGGCGTCGAGACCGACATCGAGGTCGTGTGCCCGCATTGCCGCTGGCAGCAATGGGTGGCGCTCCCTTTCGGCAAGACCTTCTTCGTCCCGGCGAAGCGCCGCGCGCCGACGACGACGGGGGGTGGCCCGAAGACGACGCCGCCGGCGACGCCGAGCCCGAGCAGCGCGGCGGGTGGCATGAAAGCGGGGGCGCTCCTGACGGAGATAGCGGGGGAGATGACCGGCGGCTCGTCCTTGCCGGCGAGTGCGACTGGCTGACGCCGATCGGGCCCGCAACGATCCCGGCCGCGTTGTGGCGCGGCTGGGACGACCGGGCCTTCACTCGGCTCGTACACGACCTTTCGTTCCAAGCGCACGGCGGCACCGGGCTCGCGCACGGCTACCTCGACATCCTCGAGATGGATGCGCGGCAGGCCTTCCGGTACGTGGAGCGGCTCCAGGACGCCCGTGACGCCACCGCCGCCGCCCTCAAGGCTGCAAGCACCCCGGCGACGCGATAGGATCCCCCCGTGCTGAACAACCTCGGCCTTGGGTTCGCGATCACCGCGAAGAACCTCGCCTCGGCGGTGTTCAAGGAGACCCAGGACGATCTCGGCAAGACCGAGGAGAAAAGCAAGGAGACCGGGAAAGCGTTCGAGGAGCTCGGCGAGAAGATGAAGACCGGCGGCGCGGTGGTGGCCGCCGCCGGCGGTGCCCTCCTCGCAACGCTCGCCCTCGGTGCCGTGAAGGCGCACGAGATCGGCGAGGCGCTCAAGCTGGTCGCCACCCGCGCCGACGAGAGCGTGCTCCCGATCGAGAAGGTCAAGGAAAGCGTCCTCGCCCTCTCCAACCAGTACGGGACGAGCCAAACCGAGGAGGCGCGCGCCTTCTACGACGCGATCGGGCTCGGGGCCACCACCGCCGCGAGCTCGCAGGCGCTCGTCACCGCCGCCACGCGGCTCGCGGTGGGCACGCAGACCGACCTGAAGAGCGCCATGGACACCACCGCGCAGGCCGCGCGGGCGTTCGGCGTCCCCCTCGAGCGCGCCGGCGAGGTTGCCGACCAGCTCTTCGCCGCCTCGAGCCGGGGCGCGGGGTCGATCGGGGAGCTCGGCGAGGGTCTCATCCACCTCGGCCCCGCCGCGGCCTCTGCCGGGCTCACAACGCGCGATCTCCTCGGCACCATGACCGCCCTCGCCGAGCACGGCGTGCGCGGCCGCGCGGCGATGGCGGGGATGAAGGGGGTGCTCGAAGCCATCGCGGCGCCCACCGCGGAGGCGAAGGCCGAGGCGGCCGCCCTCGGGCTCACCCTCGACAAGGGGAAGATCGCGGCCATGGGCTTCGGCCCGTGGCTGGAGACGCTCGCGGCGAACTCGCACCTCACCGCCGACGCGATGAAGAAGCTCGGCCTCGGGGGCGAGGCCGCGATCGCGGCGATGGCGCTCTTGAAGAACAAGGGCGGCGACACGATCGAGGCTATCAACCAGATCGGGGACTCCTCGGGTGCCGCGGCCGACGCCGCCGAGCATATGACCGACGAGTTCAAGCGGTTCGGGGCGCTCAAGGACAACGCGCTCGCGGCCCTCGGTGAGGGGATCCTCAAGCTCCTCGAGCCGCTCGTGCGCATGATGAACAACGCGCTCGAGTGGTTCACGGGGCTCGACGAGGGCACGCAAAGCCTGATCACGAGCGGGATCGCGTTCACCGGCGTCACGCTCGTCCTCACCGGCGTCCTCATGGCCGCCTACGGCGCGTTCCTGCTCTTCGACACGGCCGCCGGCGCCGCCGCGCTCGCGATGGCGATCCTCGGCATCGAGATCTTCGCCATCGTGGGCGGCGCGCTCGCCGTCCTCGCGCTCGCCTGGTACGGCGTAAAGAAGGCATGGGACGCTGACCTCGGCGGCATCAAAACCACGGTCACCGAGCTGTGGACGAAGCTCAAACTGGCCTGGGATGCGATCACGCAGCTCTTCTCGCAGGGCGGTTTCTCGGGCGCGGTGCGCGAGGAGCTCGACAAGGCGGGCAACGGGGGGATCAAA